CAGCACCTTTTACTTTTTTTATTAAACCAAAGGCTGCAAGTGCTGCAAGAATAACTTCAAGCGGTCCATTAAGAAGTGTAAATGCAACGCCGAGTGCCGTTAGACCGGCAACGAGTTTGGCAATTGCACCAGTATCACCATCTAAAACATCTTTTACAAATTGTCTTAAATCCTCGTATAAATCACTATTGACAAAAAGTATCAGAGCACCAATAAGTGCAGTTGTCAGCAACCCTTTAAATTTAGTCAAAAAATCTGTTACTTGTTTTGTTGCAACCTTCACGCCTCGCACTATGGGACTTGCAGCTGCATCGGCTTCAAATCTTCCAAGCGAACCTCTTCTCTGCTCTCTGGCTGCTAATTTTTTCTTCTCACCTTCAAGTCGTAATGTTTTGTCGTAGAACTCCAAACTTCCCTCAGTGCCAGCTGTGAGAGATTTTTTCATTTCTTCTATATCTTCTTCTAATCTTTCAATACCGTAACGGAGTCGTAAAACCTCGGAATATTCCTCGTCACTTAACTGCAAAATTGCCTTTTCTCTGTCTTGTTGTAATTTCTGTTGCGGGGACAGTCTCGGCCCTAACAACTGCTGTTGTTGTGTCGTTAACTGTTTTATCTGTTGTTGACCCTGTTGATTTTGTTTACTCGTAATAGTTCCTTGGTCTACTATCGCCCTCTCAACGTCTTTAACACTGGTTCTAACTGCTTCTTGAGTTTCATCATGCTCTTTTCTATTTTTCCTCTCTTGAATAATAGTGTTTCCAATTTCGGCAGCAGCGTTTTTTGCCGATGCCAAAAGGTTGTCACCCCTTTGGTCATCAAATATTTGTTTTTGGAGCAATTCATTTGTTTTTTTCTGCTCTTTGAGAAATTGTTGAAAAGTTATATCGGCCATAATCGTATCCTACTTCTTTACATCCGTGTTTTTACTTTTGATATAAGCTTCCTTACCAAAGAACGCCGCAACGATTGCTGCGACAGAGACAAAATATGTCGCTGCCATGTCACCCAAGATTTTTGCTGCTTGGTCCATGTTCATAAGAACTGCTAATACAACCAAAGATGGGTACAACAACATACCGGCAAGTGCGAACCACGCCATTTTGCGTTGAGCATCTTCCTTCTTGTCCTCATTCTCTAGTCTTACTAATTTTTGGTCCATCTCAAATTCTTCATCAGTCACAACACCATCACCATTTATATCATATTTTTCATATTGACTATCCGGCTCAAGTTTTTTTTGTGCCACTGTTAACTCCTTCTTGCTCGACTTGCTTCCTGCCGTCTTTTTTCTTCTTCCTCCTCAAGGTGTTTTATCAATAAACCAACGTATATTTCCCTCTCCCACGGCATCATTTCCTCTAACTCTGTTAAACTATATTTATGATGTTGCATCATAGAAAAGTTTAATTCATAATGAGATTTAACCGAAACATGAGAGAGGGCTACCCAAAAAAATTCTCTAAACCTTGAATGATTATCTCATTTTCCTTGTTCGTATTCGGATTTTTAACATTCATCACATGAACAAGTTTTGGCATTGTTTCAAAATAGTCACCTATTTTTTCAAATACTTCTGGTGGCAACATATCAATAAATTCATTCAACTCACTTTCAGTCATTTCAGACCTATTATAAATTTTATCACCGTCTGTAATTTCAGTGACACATTTTTGTGTTAGTTCCATCACATGATTAACTATATTGTCTGAAGATTCGTAATTTAAACTTAATGAATCTTTTACCACTGGCCATCTCAAAACCATTTTAATTTTATCTGATATGTCAATTGTATTAGTGTGTTTCTCATTTACTTGAACGTCTATCTCATCAAGATTTATCGTAACGGGCACTCTTGTTTGCTCATCGTCAGGACATAGAACATTTAGCTCTGCTGTCTCACCAACCGACTTACACCGTATTTTTAAGAAAATATACTCAAAATCAAAAACCGGCATTTGGGCCACGTTCAACGCACCAAATGTGCAACCGTCCACCAGAGATATCATTCCGTTCATGATGTCTTTTTTATTCTCTGATTCTTGTAAAATCATCAGTGTCTTTTGTTCTTTTACGAGAAACGGTCTATATTTTATTTCTTCTTGTGTTGATGGTAATTCTAAAGTAAAAGTTGGTATATCAAGTTTTGGTAACGCCATAATTTTTTATCCTTATAATAATTTTCTCACTACAGCTGGAAGATTTCTTGTCAAGTTTCTCTCAACCGTATTTGTAAATGTATCAACTATTGTACCACCGAGACTTTGTTGGGACTCTGCGTCAAGTGGTTCAAATTTTCTAAACGACCATGATACTAAGGTTCTTGTAACCTCTGTGCTTGGTCCAAGTGACAACTCTAACGGAGCAATGGATTTAGGAAAACACTCTTCTAGTCTAATTCCAAAGGTCTTACGATTATTTCTATCCAATAGGTACATATCTAGTGTCCCAACATAATCTCTGTAATACCCAACAGCATGAGTGTCTTTGTTGAATGATAGTTGTTGCCATTGTTCAAAAAACTTTCTTTCATCTAAACCCGCTGTCGATATGAACGTCATACTAATCTCTTCTGCGAACAACACCTCTGTGACGTATTCTCTCTGTGGTCCTAATATGGCCCCGGCAGAGGATATTTGAGTTTGCACTGACCTACCAGGCAATTGAAAACTTTCTGCTCGCAAAGATATTGATCGAATATCATGACCGCCCATAGCAGGGGAGGATGGTTTGGTAGGCGGATGAATTTGAACTTCAAATAAATTTGGTCTTCCGTATGCGTTTTGATCACTAAGCGATGCTAAAAAATCATTTAGCACACCAAACCCAAGGGCATCTTTAAATGTTCCAAATCCTGTTGTCATTTTTATATCCTTAAAACAGTTTCTTAGTTTGGTTATACACCTTTGACGTAGACGCTTTCTGAAATCTCTGCACTGGTAACAAAACTGCGATTACCCACTCATCTGGCATGACCACACGAATTTGAGATTTTAGGTGACCGTAAAGATATCTTTTAATCACAGCCTTTGCCATTGGTAAAGTTCGAGCTCTCGCATAATTTATTCTAAGTTGCTCTCCAGCATCATATTGATTATCTTGTGGTATTGTTTTAATTTTATCAAGTAATCTAACTCTCAAAGGTATAGGCAGATAGTGAAAATTTAGTCCTAAAAATCCATCTTTGTATCTCTCTAAAGGCAAGACCAATGGAAACGTATCATAGTATGGTAGAGTCGCTGCATACTTAGGGCTATACACAAACATGTTCAAATTAAAAGCGGACACCCTAGTTGTTCTGCGACCATCTCTAATCAAGTCTAGAGGTGCAGGCTTACCAAACTCTTGTATCTTGTTGCGATACCACTTAATTGATTGTGGAGCGTCACCCGCAGAGTCTTGAACACTTTGTATGAAATTGTCTTCGGCCATGTAATTATTTATAACGAATACCTAAATCGTCCTCTGTCAGTATCTTAAATTCCATGCCGTTATCTTTACACCATTCAGTTGCGTATCTCCACTTTGAACTATTCACTCCCCAAGTCCTGACCTCGTTCAAATATCTTTTAGTTTTTCTCTCGGGTTCTTTTGGTGCCTTTGTTTGTTTCTTAGGTTTTATCTCAACAATAAGTTTTTTGGTTGTCCCTTCATTCGTTTTTATTTTTATGTAGAAATCTGGAAAGTAACGATGTATGCGGCCATCCCAAGGCGACTTATAAGGTATCACTATCTCTTCACTGCCCCACTCTATGATTGACTCACTGTGGTCACAATAAACCATAAACTTCCTCTCCCACAAAGAACGATAAATTACATTGTGTGGATTGCCTCTATATTTCTTTGGATTTTTGGGAGTGTATCGACCTTTGTATGACATGATGTATAAATACTTTAAATAATATAAGGATTATTTAGTATGCCTGTATTCACCGCACTCAGAAACAAAGCACAATCTGCTGCAGCAGGGTTTGTCACTAAAACAGCTCGAGACGTTCTTGGACTGAATAAAGCAAAAAGTCTTAGATTCCCTGCTGTAAAACCTACTCCAAGACCTAATGGTAATATTTTTAACGCTTCAGCTCTTCAATATCCACTCGACTTAGGCACGACTGGCAATGGTCATTTTATCGCATTTTTTGTTAAAGAAATAAAACCCGCCACGATTGCAATGGGTGAAGACAACGCAGCAATGAGAGCTCTTAAAG